AACGAAAATGTTTTCACTTGCGATGACGATGGCCAGGTTGATAATTACATTTATTGCCATGACGAGGTTGACGAATTGCCCGGCCCTGGCGTTGACTATACCATCGTTGAGGAGCAAGTTTTCACCTTTGACGAAGGTGACGATATCACCCCCGGCGATTACCGTTTGATTAGCGAATCCACCAAAATCTTAATCTAAATCCCCTAACATGAAAAACGGACAAACAATCGGCCAATGGCTGAATTGGGACTTTAAGGCCAACGGGGTCCTTGAAATTAAAGACAAGAATGGCAACGATATATACCATGAAACTTCAAAAGGATATTGGTTTAAATCCGAATTTGATTCAAATGGCGATGTTATCTACTTTAAAAATTCAGGCGGTAATATTGTTGACAACCGCACCCCCGAAATCATAGAACACAAAGGACGCAAATACCAACTAATCCCGCAACCAAATTCAACCCCCCAACCATGACGATTAAACAAGTATTGAAGTCCAGGCTTCCAGAACCCATCGCAAACTCAGCGATTTTTGCTATCCAAATGCAACACATCGGCCCCAAGCAAATCCCCCACGATGCTGACGATGTATGCACCAACGATAGCCTTGACGAGGCCCTGCACAGTTTCCATTGGGATTCCACGGACGAAGGCCACCAGTATTGGTACGCCATCCACAAGAAATATGTCCGGGATGACGAGCGAGATTCCTTTGACAACATCTTCGCCTCAGAGAACTAACGATGCCCGCCTTTGACGATGATGCCCTCACCGATGGGCTTGCTATGTCCACGCCATCCAGGAGGAGGACGATTTCCCTTGACTTCTACATCTGGAAGAACAAGGCCAAGTCGTTGACTGACCCCGAAGAACTGTCGTTGATGATGGACGATTACTATATGGCCCAAGCCGAAACGATCAAGGATCCCCAACTGAAGGCTTTGACGATTTTGGCCGTGGGGAACATTGATTGGTACGCCATCGCCGAGGAGCTGATTACGACAACGAATTTCAAGGCCGAGACCAAGAACTGAGATGCACAACTCCAAGGGCATTAAGGGCGATATACGCCTTGATTTTGACGAAGCGAACCAACTGCTCATCGCCTTGAAGAAAGCCGATTTGGAAGGCTCTCTGGCGTTCAAGGTGGTGCATCGCAAGGTCCGGGAGATTGTTGACTATCACCTTTACAAAGCCGCTAAGGGAGAAATGAAATTGGCCAACAAATATTTCTGCAACAAGAAGATGAAGAACGGCGTGAAGCGTGCGGAGGTTGGCCCTTGGTTCCCATTGCCCCCTGTGTTGGTCTATGACCTTCGCAGGCACCTGGCCGCTGGTGACATCGTTCGGATTGCGAACGAGAATAATTGGAATTACAAGACCGTGAGGCATTGCCTTGATTTGCCTTCGGTGACGGTCACTCCAAGAGGCGTGACGAAAGTTCGGGATGCCCCCCTCCGTTATCCCTTGGCCGTGATTAACCAACTGCTGAAAGCGGCCGAGAACAACCGAAGACCTATTAAATATCAACGAAGAAAAAAAGTACGATTACGAGTTTACATTGAAAAAAACCTTAAACCCTTTTACCATGAATTTGACATCATTGAACCCTACATCCCAGGAACCCCTCGCCAATTGGCTAAGGCACATAAAGAGAGCGTGCAGGCGAAGTATAAAGCCGGATTACTCCGAGGTGAAGTCCCCATTCAGGATTGATTGGGCCTTGTATGGCCGATACCTGGACGCAAAAAAAGCCATTTAACCCCTAAACCCAAATAAAATGAATCAAATAACCCTCTCAATAACAGCCTTTTTGCTGTTGATTCTATGGTCTGCCGTGACCATAGCCTTAACCATTACTCTTGTCGGAATCTTTGTTTTATTTATGATGGGAGAGGATGGTGGATGGTACAATCTTCCACATCAAATTATAGACAGAACCATAAATCCCAAACCATGAAACCAAAACCACAAACCGTTACCCGACCCGAAGCCATCAAAATCCTGATGAAGCGCATGGGCCTGACCCTGGATGAAATCGCCAAAGAGTGCGAGGTCTCCATATCCACCGTGTTCTGGTGGAGAGAAGGCATCACGAGAATCAAGCAATTTGATGCGATTGATGCCTATTTCAAAGTCGTATGCGATGAGTACGAACCGGCATCGCCAAGAGTGATCAAAGCCTGCCTGACCAAGCCCGACCTCACGATGCCCCTTCGGGATGATGAGTATCGCAGGCTCTTAATGACCAGGAACAAGACAAGCATTGACAAGATTGCCCGAACCCTCAACATTGACCGCAATTATGTCTATCAATGGAGCCACGGGATTGGGAAGAAACAGGATGTCAATAAAATTATTGAAAATAATTTTTCCAAGGTGGCGCAAGCAGGGTAAGACCCACTATATTTGTACACACTTTCGTTCATAACCCCTAAACCCTAATCTTATGACACACGAAACCAAGGCCAAAATAAAGGCCGCCATTACCACGGGCTACATTATGCTAACCACGATGCTGGGCATTGCCTTCTTTGGCCGATTCATCCTCGCTTTAATCCTTAACCCCTAAACCCTAAACCTATGACCCTACTTGAACAAATGAACGCATCGGAGTACAAGAAGCTCCTTGAGTTCCAGGAAAAATTCCCGACCATTGGCCTTGACTTGGTAAGGGCCTTGAGAGAGAAAACCCTGCCCATCCAATTGACCTTGGGCGAGTGCATTGACCTGTCCAATGCCATTGGCAACCCTTACGGGCAGTATTGCAACCGAATCTTTGACGCTTTCAAATCCAGACCATGAGCCTACTACAACAAATGAACGCTGACGAGTTTAAGAAACTCCTTGAGTACAAAGAAAAGTACCCGACCCTTGGCGAGAACTTGATAAAAGCCTTGACCGACAAAATTGTTGTCATTCATCTAACCGTTGATGAGTACATCAGCCTATGCGATGCCTTGGGAATCCATTGCGCCCCGGCATTAAACGAAGTATTTCAAGCCTTCAAATCCAAACCATGAAACAAAACCTCACCGCAGAGCAGCTCGTCAAAATCGCCGAGCCTCTACCGCCCGAAGCAATTTCGGCCCACCCAACAAGAACCGGGATGTCCACCATTAAGGGCATCTTCATCACCGAGCGACTCAACGAGGTCTTTGGTGTTGGGGAGTGGATGGTCAAGACCGAACTCTTGGCCCCCATCTCCGTCATTGTCAAGACAACATCCTCTGGCCGGGAGCGTACCGAGTACACCGCTCTCTCCAAGACCATCCTTGAAATCCCATCCGCAGGCATCTATTACGAGTGCATAGCCTCGTCCACGAACGATGATATGGGCGATGCGGCGAAGGGAGCGACCACCGATGCGATTACCAAAATCGCATCTTGGATTGGGATTGGGATTGATGTTTACAAAGGCAAACACGGCGCACCTGTCATCCCCGCAAAGCCTTATCAAGCCCCTCCAAGGAACGATATGGCACCACCCACCAAGACCCGCACCACGGCACCCGTTATCATCCCCGCCGGTCTGCAAAAGATTCACCAAGAGTACATCTTGGAGCGTGCGGTGAAGGCCACCGACCAAGAACGCAACGACCCACGGTTCAACCCAACTGAGGATTGGACCGAAGAGCGGTACCGCAAGGGGATTGAATTTTTCAAAAATCGTTAATTATGGAACTCGTATCTATACCCAGGAGTGATGTCGGCAAGGCCGACATCGCACTCCTCACCACCAACCTGGTGGATCGCATCAACGAAGGGCATATCAATGCCTTGGAAGCCCACATCAAACTCAAAGCCATCCACAAGGCGATTGAGGCCGTCATTAAGCAGACGGAAGAAACCGTTGCTGATGAAGCTGCCAAGCATCCCGGCAAGTCCTTTGATGTTTACGGAGCGAGTGTTCAGATAAGGGAAGGATCCCTTGGCCCGAACTGCGACCAAGACCCGATATATGCCCAAATGAAAGCGGCCCTGAAAGACCGAGAAGAACTGCTGAAGCTTGCGTTCAGGCAGGCAGGCAAGTCAATGATTGTGGACCCGAACACCGGTGAAGAAATCCCCGTGTGCGAAGCCAAGGCCACCAAATCGTCCATCGCAATAACTTTCAAATAATGAGCAATATGACCGCAATGGAATGGCTGATCAAGGAATTACGCCTCCGCAAATTGGAAGATATGGAAAGGAGCAATGGTGAGTTTTTCCTTACCGAAATTTTGGAATCCGCCTTGGCTCGTGAAGCCGAGCAGAGGGACGCTGATTACCAGCGTGGATTGCAGGAATGCACCGAAGAACACGAAGCCAACCAAGGCAACACGATTGATGATTTACCCAACCTTAATTAACCAACCCTTAAACCCTAAACCACAAACCAAATGACACATCCAAAAAAATGGTACATCCCTGTAACCGAAGAGAACCGCGAAGAACTTCAGCCGTGGTGGCGAACGAAAACTAAAGGAAGCGGATGGCCTGACCTAAGAGAAGGAATGCTGTTGCTTTCAAAGCACCCAACAGATTCAAGTTATTATTGGAGTGGCACCGAGGAAAAATTTACCTTTTGGCACCCATCCTATCAAAAAATGACCTTAGAACAATTCCGTCAAATCACAAACCCAACCCCCAAAACAATGAACACGAATCTATTTGAAACAACACCCAAGACCCGCTACGCCCTATCCAAGCCAAAGGTATTTGGCTCCGAGAAAGACCGCTACAACCGCAAGGTCAAAGCGTTCTGGATGATTTGGACCGCCTCCTTCAATGGAGTCAGGAACCTTGACATCAACAAGATTATGACCGACAACAATGTGGGTCGCACCTTCTACCTGACAATGCGTGACCAAGGCATCATCACCAAAGGCTCTCGCCCAGGACAAAACAAGTCGCTGTATTACTCCGACTTCAACAAGGTCCCTACCCAACAGGACATTGATAAGTGCATCAACGAGCAAAGCGTGAAGATTAAGGAGGTGTTCAAGACCTTCAAGGCCAAGCGAGCCGTTGTCCAGAAGCCCAACGAGATGGACGCTACCCTCAAAGACCTTCTGGCGAAAGCCGAGGAAGCCAACAAGCGTGTTGCTGAGTTGCTCTCAAAGTATCATTCAAGAGCCTAAATGCGAACCATCCTCCTCCTATTCCTGCTCACGGCCTGCACCAACGACCGCCCCTGGAGGGTGATTGAGGTGCGGGCCAAGGGGGATGCTTGTGAGTATGTGCTATCCCGCTCAAACGGATTCGGCCCACAAGTCAAGACCCTGACTGATTCGTGTGGTGCGTACAAACTATTTCAAACCTTAAACCTATGAAACGATTTTTAGTGTTTGCCGGTGATGCCTATTATCCTGAAGGGGGGATGAATGATTTTCAGGAGGACTTTGACACCTTGGAAGAGGCCAAAAGTTTTGAATCAAAAATCAAAGAAAAGTTTAAATCTATATGGAAGGACAGCTGGAAGGATTTTAATTGGACCGAGATTTGGGATTCGGAAACACGAACCCACGTTTAATACGCAATCGGATACAATGAATGATTAATTAACAATTTAAACAATAAAAAATGGAAATACACATCCCAAGTGAAGAAAGATTAAGAGTAAGTACAAACGGCAAAAGAATGTTTGCCGATGTTAGTTCTACTCCGCATCAAGAAAGTTTGACAATTGAATTTTACGCATTTGCCAAACAGATAATAATGGAAAAAGACAGGACTTTTAAAATGTTCATCTTTAATCAAGACCAAGATATAACAGATTTTGATTATGGATTTTGGAAGGATGGTAAAATTGTCTGGCAGTCTTTTTAGGGTTGCCACTAACTCGCTCATTCGTGAACCCAACCAAACTATACCCATTTGAATACAATGAATGATAAATCGGTCAATAAGCACCCTTATTGCATATAATGAATGATAAATCCGTCAGCCTCTGCTCTTACCAAACCTCCCCCAGCGTCAGCCTGTAAACTGACCAACCAAACCCCAACCCCATGAAACTATATGCATTCCAACCACAAGGACACGGTGAGCAATCGTTCTTCACCATTGCTAAAAGCGAAGAAGAAGCCATCAAAGCCGTAAACAAGCATATTGAAAAAGTTTACCCAAAGGGCAGTCCTAACGAATACGATGCATACGGATTTGGAACGGACTATTACAAAATGACCGTTGTTGAAGAAGGGCAGGTCGTTGAAAATAACAACCAATAACCCGACCATTTCGTTGACATCACCAAAATGCTAAACCCTAACCCTAATGCGACCCAACCCCGAATGCTACCTTGACCAGGACGAGTATGTCAAAGACCTGGAGGATTATGTGGATAAAATTGAGCAAGAAAACTTGATTTTTCAACAAAAACTCCTATATATATATAATTATATAGACAATTCTATACATATAAACAATACTAATACTCTAAACACTCTAAAGGGTAGAGATAAAGGAGGGGGTGTGGGGGAGGAAAAAGAGAAGGGAACGTCCAAATACTCCAACAAAAACATCCGCAGGAACTCTAAACACTCCCAAGAAGAAATGATGGCTATGTTTGAGGGCTTCTGGAACTTCTATGACAAGAAGGTCGGCAAGGACAAAGCACTCCTCGCTTGGTTCAAACTGACCGATGAAGAGATTGAGAAAATCCGCAATACCCTTCCCACTTATTTAGAGGCTCACAGAGAGCGTAAGTTCCGCAAAGACCCCGTAAGATACCTAACCCATAAAGCGTTCAATGACGAGCTTCCTACGCAGTCTGGAGGCCATTCCCAACACAAACCCTACCATTCAACCCAAAACGATGAACAACCACTCCGATTTTACACGCCTCCCAGCGGAATTGTACGCTGAATACCAAGACCGACTCCTCGGCATCCTCATTTGCGAAATCATCAAGCCGGGGGATATCGTCCTCCAACTGAGAGAGGAGTATTTTGATGAAGGGATTCGCAAGAATACCTTCAAAGCCATTCGGAGCCTTCGGGCCGAGGACAAGCCCATCAACACGCTCACCGTTCGTTCACGGATGATTGAGATGAATGTCCCCACCGATGTGGTGTTCCTCGCAAGCCTTGACTCTGGGCTTTATTCTCACGATGGATGGAAGGTCTATCGCTACGAGTTGCATTGCCGGTACATCCACGACCAAATTGAGAAGACCAAGATTGACTTTCTCAAGCACCAGGATGTTGATCGCCTCTACAAGGAAATCCAAGAAATCAAGTCCTTAGACCCCGACCCGATTGCTACCGAGGTTCACGAATTGCTCTTGGGCTTTATGATGGGCCTCAACGAGGTCATCACGGGAGCGAAGGACAACAGCATCACCCGAACCTTCCACCACAACACCGATAGCCTGATAACGGGTTTCAAGCCTTCGGAGTTTATCATCCTGGGTGGCCGTCCTGCAATGGGCAAGACCACCTTAGCTCTGCAATACGCTCTCAACCAAGCAATGAACAAAAAGCCTGTGGCCTTCTTCACCTTGGAGATGTCCACGGAGCAACTGATGACCCGATTGGTTTCCAACCTCGCCGAGGTGGATGGAGAGGTCTTCTTGGACATCAAGGAGCGGATGAGCGGTCAGGACTTCCTCGCTATCTCTCAGCACATTGATAAGGTCAAAGGCGCACCGTTGCACGTTGTGGATGTCCCCGGCATTGACCCTCAGCGGATGGAATTGGAGTTGATAAAACTCATCAAGAAGCACAAGATTGAAGGGGCATACATTGATTACCTCCAACTTATTTCTCCCCTGCCAGAAGACCGAGGCAAGCCCCGAATTGAGCAAGTGACCAACATCTCCAAGTACATCAAGACGATTTGCAAGAGGCTCAACATTTGGATTTGCGTGGTGTCATCGTTGTCCAGGGGCGTGGAGCAGAGGGACTCCAAGCGTCCCAAACCGAGCGACCTGCGTGAAACGGGCCAACTTGAATTTGATGCCGATAAGATTCTGTTCGTGTATCGTCCTTCCGAGTATATGGAAGACCACGACCCCCAAAAGCAAGAACTCATTGACCTTCTTGAAATCCTTGTGAGGAAGAATCGGAATGGGAAGATTGGTACCGCTATGGGGAAAATTAAACTTCAATACACAAAAGTGTTGGATTTTAATGGAAACATTCCTACCTTTGAGGAGAAGATTCAAACCCTAAAAGCACCATTCTGATGAAATACGGATCCGTTTGTTCAGGCATTGAGGCAGCCTCAGTTGCTTGGCACAACCTTGGATGGGAACCGCAATGGTTCTCTGAGATTGAGCAATTCCCTTCCGAGGTATTGAAACACCGCTTTCCCGATGTTCCCAACCTTGGGGATATGACTCAACTAACCCAAAACCCAACATTCAATGAACGATCAATTGACCTTCTGGTCGGAGGAACCCCCTGCCAATCCTTCTCAGTCGCAGGACTTCGCAAAGGACTTGCTGACCCACGAGGAAACCTTATGCTCACATTTCTCGCATTGGCTGACGCAAAAAAGCCCAAATGGATTGTCTGGGAAAATGTCCCCGGCGTGTTGTCAAGTAACGGAGGAAAAGATTTTGGAACCTTCCTTGGGGCGTTGGGGGAACTCGGCTATGGGTTCGCCTACCGAGTTCTTGACGCTCAATACTTCGGAGTGGCACAAAGACGCAGAAGAGTGTTTGTTGTCGGCTACCTTGGAGACTGGAGAGTTGCCGCAGCGGTTCTATTTGAGCGAGAAAGCCTGCAAGGGAATATTAAACCGAGCAGAAAAAAGAGGGAAGAAGTTACCGCCAATGCTGAAGGAAGCGTTGGAACAACAGTCTTTGCAGGAAACCAACAATCCGAAATAGCGGCTACCCTTCAAACAACTTGTGATGATTACAGCCGAGCGGATGGCTTTAATGTAATCATTGACCGAGCGGAATTCAACCAAGGCGAGAACGCACAATACGAGCCGAGGATTGAGGCAGGAGAAACGATGTCATCGTTGGTTGCGAAAGGGCCACACGCAGTTGCCCAACCGATAGCTATTCAAGATATTAGGCCGATTGAAAAGGCTCAAAATGGTCGTGGATGGAATGATGACGGAACGTCTTATACCGTTGACACAAAAGCCACTCAAGGAGTGGCCCAACCAATAGCGTTTCAATTATCTGGCGATAGGGACAACCCGTCAATTAGTGTAGGCGATATGGCTTTTTGCATTCCTGCAAACCCAATGTCGGATAGGTCGCAAGCCGTTGCCCAACCGATAGCCGTGGACTTTTACAATCAATGCATTACCGGAGATATTTTTCAAACCGTAAGCACCCGTATCAACGCATCAACAACGGGCGGGGTTATGCACTCAATGGCTATCCGAAGGCTGACCCCCAAGGAATGCGAACGCTTGCAGGGATTCCCGGATGATTGGACAAAGATTCCATACCGCAACAAGGAAGCCGACCAATGCCCCGATGGACCGAGGTACAAGGCTTGCGGTAACTCAATGGCCGTACCGGTGATGCGGTGGATAGGTCAACGCATTCAGTATGTTGAGAACTTAATGAAGGAACTATGAAATACGTTGGAAAATGCGATAAGCACGGCCTGATACAACACGATGTAACCCAGGCACAAATAGACATCAAGGGCGGTCCGTATTGCCCCTATTGCGGTTCTCTCGTTGATGTCATCGCAAAAAACACCAACAACAAAAAACCCAAGAACAAATGATAGGAAAGATTGAGCATACGATGGCTGAAGACATTATCGGCATTGTATCGGATTACTACGGAATCCACAAGGACAAGTTGTTCAGCAAGACCCGTTTGTGGGATGTCGTTCACGCAAGGCAAGTGGCCTGCTATATGATTCGCAAGTACACCAACATCCCCAAGCTTGCGATCGGAAGGCAATACTTCAACCAAGACCATTCCACCATCATCCATTCAATTCGGGCGGTTGAGAGGGATATTATGACCGATTACCGAGGCACGGAACGAGATGTCCAAGCCATCACCCAGGCGATTGAAGACCAACAGTCTGTCAAGATAAAAAAAGACCAAAGCAAGTATGTTGTCTTGCTGAAATTCAAGGCCGAGCCAACGATGTATTTTGGCCCTTGGGAAACCGCTGAAATAGCGAACCAAATGTTGCAAGACAGAATAAAGCCGATGTTGGATATGGATCAGTGTGAGTCGGCTGTCGTTATCAAAGTAACCTCCATAGAATGAGATTCCGAAGAAAATCAACCCCGATAGAGCTATTGTTGGATTGGCTATCCACCCTGCCCCCTTTGGTCACCAAGCAAGATGTTGTCAAGCGAGTGATGAAGATGAAGGAAACTGAAACCAAGCACCTCGTGAGTGCTTATCAGGAGGGCTATGATGCATATTCGCATCCCAAGAATTACACGGTCTCTGCCTCTGAATGGTACTCCCATAGGTATAGACGAGTTGAAGAAAGAGGGTATCGCAAACAAAAACCACACCATAAAATCGTAAAAAATGTCAAACCAATCAAATCAAAAAGTGTACGCAAAGGGGATTTACATTAACAAGAAAATCATCTCCGGGAAGGAGTTGTTTGAGATGTCTTGCAATGTGGATCAGTTCATTGCCTTCCTCCAAGAGCATCGGGACGAAAAGGGCTATGTCCGTATTGCCTGTTGGCCGAAGCGTGAAGCCGACAAGTATGGCACCCACAATGCTGAGTTGAACACCTGGAAGCCTAATTCGGCTCAAGCCTCTGCGCCTGCCCCTAAAGACGATATGCCGTTCTAATGGGGGTATTCGCAAAGTGGCCGACATTGCTCTCAGCGGTGTTGTGCGTTGTGAAGTTGTTGTTGCCAAGTTCGGGGCTGACCTGGATGTGGTGCTTCGCTCCGCTTTGGATAACATTCGGCTTCATCTTCGTATTCGTGTCGCTCGTGTTTGTTATCGCTCTAATCATCTCGGACGAGAAGAAAGGCTCTAAGCCTTTCTCTCACCGGGTGAGGAATGTCTTTGGCAAACGATACACAACGACAACGACCTAACAAAGAATGAAGAAATGCCCAAGCCCAAAGGTTCCCGTACAATCCGAATACGACCTCCAAAAGAGCCTATGCCTCTACATCCGACTCAATTACCCACAAGCGATATTCACTTCCGACCTATCAGGCATACGATTGCCAATGGGCCTTGCCGTTAAGACCGCTAAACTCCGCTCGTCAAGAGCGATACCAGACCTGCTCATCTTTGAGCCAAGGAAAGGGTATCACGGCTTGTTCATTGAGCTGAAGCGTCCAGGGGTGCGGTTCTTCAAGAAGAATGGCCAACCAGCAACGGAGCATTTTGCCGAGCAATGGGAGATGATTCAGAGGCTTTTGCGAAAGGGCTATCTCGCTTGCACGGCCAACTCCTTTGATTCGGCCAAGGCCATCATAGACAGCTATTTCACCGAATAACCACTAATTTTGAGCCTATGAAACGAATAGTCATCAAGGAAGGAAAGAATTGGGCCGAGAACGACCCGATGCTCCCAACAATAGGCACGGTATGGCGGAGGGAATACGAGTTCACGGAGTCTTGCCTTTACAAGCAAACAGGATTGGAAGGCTATGGCATCAACAAACTTTGGGGCGTGTCTGGATTTCCATACCACAAGCGAAATTCGGTAAGGGTATGTTGGATGCCCCACGAGCAAGGGCAATATATCAAGATGTACGCCACCTCGTATGTGAATGGCGTTCGGGAGATACGCTACCTCTGCCAGGTTCAGTTCGGGCAGAAGGTCAGGTGCTTAATATCCAACCAAGGCAACAACGCTTCGGTATGGATTAACGATGTATCAACGACCTTCAAGGTTCGCATACCGCTCATCACCTACACGCTTCCTGCGTACTTTGGTGGCGTTCCTCCTGCTCCGCACGATATGATTATCAGACGCTTAAAATAAACGCTATGCCAGAGTTTAGAGGATGGATGATAACTAAGTCATCCGCAAAAGGAAAGAAATACACGGCCACCAAGGATGGCAAGACCGTGCAGTTCGGGGCATCGGGCTATACCATTGCTCCAGGCACTCCGAAGGGGGACAACTATTGCTCTCGCTCTGCCGGTATCAAAACGGAGACGCATTCTCCGAATTGGTTCGCAAGGGCGTTGTGGTCTTGCAAGGGGGCCAAGAGCGCAGACAAGAGGCCGTTCTTCGGAGAAATTGATTTACCCTAAAACCCAACATGACAACCAAACCCTACAACGCTCACTCCATTGGAAATGTGACCATATACAATGGAGACAACATTTCTGTATTATCATCAATAGGCCTTGACCTATCCAAGTGCATATTTGTAAGCGATCCACCATTCAATATAGGTTATCATTACAACGAGTACCTTGACAGAATGAGTGAGGATATGTATTACACTTGGCTCTCTGACATCTTTGGGATAAACAGGCAGGTTATTATCCATTACCCAGAGGCTTTGTATAAGCACGCATTCAACATTGGCCTTTTCCCTGAAAAAGTGGTTAGCTGGGTTTACAATTCAAACACCGGCAAGCAACACAGGGACATCGCTTTTTTTGGCGTGAAGCCAGACTTCAAGAAGGTCGGCCAAGATTACAAAAATCCATCCGATAAAAGGGTTGCCAAGATGATAGCGGAAGGCAAAAAGGCCAAGCTATACGATTGGTGGGAAATAAATCAAGTCAAGAATGTGAGCATGGAGAAAACCGCTCACCCTTGTCAAATGCCGTTAAAGGTGATGGAAAACATTATCGGCATATTGCCAGACGAATACACCATTATTGACCCGTTCTTGGGGAGCGGGACAACAGCCATAGCCTGTATGAAATACGATCGTCCTTTTGTCGGGATAGAATTAGACAAGAAGTATTTTGAAATAGCGAAATCAAGAATCAATCAATTCACCGGCATTTTTAGTCAAGAACAATGCTGAACGAAACCAAAGAAATCAAACTCTACAAGCTCCGCAACAATGTCGGGCAGATAGAGGGGCTTCCCAAGAACCCAAGGCTCATCCGGGATGACCGCTTCCACAAGCTCGTCCAAAGCCTCAAGGATGACCCAGAGATGCTCAAGCTTCGGGAGCTTATTGTGTTTCCCTTGGAGGAAACATTCGTGGTCATTGGGGGCAATATGAGGCTCAAAGCCTTGAAGGAGCTGAATTACGATTCGGCACCCTGCAAGGTTCTCTCCGCAGACACGCCCTTGGAGAAACTGAAGGCCATCGCCCTGAAGGACAACTCGGCCTTTGGGGATTACGATTACGATGCCTTGGCAAATGAGTGGGATGCTCAACTCTTGGCCGATTGCGGCATAGATGTCTGGCAGATGCCCGAAGAGATTGAAAAAGAGTTGGAACAGGAAGAGGAGCGGAAGGACAACGCTAAGGCTCAGAAGATTATCCTCCGATTTAACAAAAAGGAATTTCTCTATGTGAGGGATGAACTTTTATCTTTGGCCGAAACCTTTGAAGAAGCGGTTGTTTACCTCCTAAAAAAACACAATGGCCAAAATAACGATTGAGTTTGACACAGACAACGAGCAGGATATGGTCAATTACAAGAAGGCTATGCTTGCCCCTGCGATGTACCTCGCCTTGGCCGAACTTAAACACCACACCTTCAGCGATGAACCAGAGATGCAGGAGCGAGTTGAGTCGGTACTGACCGATTTCAAGATTGAAATGGATGACCTTTACGATGACCCACTCTTAACCTAACCTATGATAACGAAACACAGCAAGAATGTTCACTCCGTGGATTGCGGTAGAGAGCAAGAGTTTCTCCTTATCTCCGACCTCCATTGGGACAACCCCAAGTGCGACCGGGAGCTGTTGAAAAACCATTTAGAAGAAGCAAAGAGAAGGAATGTCAAAGTCATCGTCAATGGTGACTTTTTTTGTTTAATGCAAGGCAAGGGAGACCCACGCAGGAGCAAGGAGGACATTCGCCCCGAACACAACAATGGACGGTACTTGGACTCTATTGTGGACACGGCGGTGGAGTGGTTCACACCGTATGCCGACATCATCCTTTTGGTGGGCTATGGCAACCACGAAACGAGCATCATTCATCACCAGGAGACCGATATCCTGCAACGCTTTGTCGCTATCCTCAACCACTCCTGCGGTAGCAAGGTGGAGATAGGAGGCTATGGGGGCGTTATTGATTTCAAGATGCATTACGACTCCTTGCACACCAGCAACTTCGTGACGCATTATCATCATGGTCACGCTGGGGGAGGGGTGGTGTCCAAAGGAGTGCTTCAGGACTATCGCATCCTTGCAAGCATTGAAGGCTACGACTGCACTTGGCAGGGCCACGTCCACGAACTTTATTACCACCAAAATATAATTCACCGCTATGACCGGTCAACCAAAATGCTGCTTCAAAAGCCTGTTCATCAAGTGCGCACGGCAACGTACAAAGAAGAATGGGCAGACGGGTATATGGGCTTTCACGTTGAGCGTGGAAGAGGCCCGAAGCCTTTGGGAGGCTATTGGATGAAGCTTAAAGTGGAGCGAGAGAAGTCCAAGAATCGGCGTGGGCCGGAAGTCCAGGTCTTCGCCACATTCACTCCCTGCGACCGATTCTATTAATGGAAAAAGCCCGCTTTCGGCACCCTAAAGCCTACTCACGGGCATTCCAATGAAAACCACAACCCTAAAAGTGGTGTGACAAATATAGGGATTATTTCTTAAACAAAGAAGAGCCAAGCAATGCGCTCCCGATTATTGCACTTACTCTGTAAATGCGCCCGTTTTTTCTTTCTTGCGCCCACTTTCCCTTATAGGCCAAAGCCAAACTGTCCTTCGTGGCAATGGCCTTGACACAAGCCGAGTCCTTGGCCTTGTATGCAATTAGCAGGGAGTCATAGGTTCTAAGCAGAGAGTCCCCAATCCCCACTTGCATCGCAAGCAATTTACCGACCTCCTGGCAGGAGTCAAGCATCAAAGGGACATACGCCTCCACCCATATCGTCTCAGGCTCTTCATAAGCCTCTATGAGCCTCTCACGCCATTTGATTTGGGTCTTTACAATCTCTTGCCTTATCGTGTCTCTACGGGTCTGTAAAGGGGTCATACGATGCTCCAAGGAGTCAATGATGCATTGTTGCTTGTCAATGATTTGCCGGGGAGAGTCCTTCATCGTGTAAATGAGGAAACCAAGCCCTATGGCGATGGGCAGGACAACGAAGAGGATGCCCCGATAGGGGATGTAGCCCTTGTCGTTAGCAGCCATCGTCTTCGGGGAATACCCGAATTATCCGTCCGTCCTCGTCAAACTCCTGGGTGATTTCGTAAGGCTCCAGGTGGTCGGATAGCGACTCCGCACCCGTGTCCTCGTAGAGTTCAACATAATCGGTCAAAGCCTTAACCATTGTCTCCTTAATGGTCTGCCCGGTTTCTTCGGCCAAGTCCTCAAGCTTGCTCAAGAGTTCAAGGTCAATCTCAAAACGGATTTTTACGGTATTGTTCTCCATCTTATTCAGCATTCAAAATTACTTGCGTGCAGCAGAATAGGCAATAGCGGCAATCTGACCCTTACTTCGCTTTTTGCTTTTAGGCTTGGACTTGTTGGCTTCTGTAAGCTCTTTGATGTTTTTGGAGACGGCTTTTTGGGTGGCTTTTTTCCCATAACCCTTGGCTTTAGTGAGTGGCATAATGAATCGTTTTATGGTTCAAATATAATTAAGCGGTTTGGCCTTTGGTGAGCAGGTCGTAGAACTCGTTGAACTTGGCAATGCGGTCATCCAGGCCGATGATGCCTCCGTTTATCTTGTTCGTGATTCGGGTAATCGTTGCGATATCGGAGCCTTTGTCGGCAAGGGCGTTGAGTTTACGGCTATGCCAGAAGTAGCCCGCCGATAGCATCGCATACCTCCCGGCCACAAGTTCGGGGTTCTCCAAAAGGTCTTCGGGGACGAGCTTGTCAAGTTCAGCGTAATTGGCCTTGAAGGTGGTCATAATGTACCCACGGCCTCGGTATTTCCATCCATCCCCAAGTTCGGTATTGCCAAAGCGGTTCGCATAGACCTTGTTGGCTATGGCGATGTAATCCCTTGCGTATAACTTGGCCGTGTCCTTGTTGAAATGCCTTGGGAAGACCTTTAAGAGCCGTGAGGCGGAGTAATTGAAGTTCTCCTTGGTTGTGGTGAAGTTGGCCGATTCGTGGGCCGTTTGAGCGAAGAAATGGGCAATCCGAAGGTCGGTATTAATAGAAAACCGCTCCTGTATTTCAAGGAAGCGGTCTATAACGAGCTTGGGGACTCTTGGGGAGAGGCGTTGTTCAAGACTCATCGCCTTTGGATTCAACTTTCTTATGGAAGTAATTGGAGAGCGTTTCCACGACCCTCAAACCGCTGAAGCCAACAAGGAAGGCCATAGCGAATTGAGCGGATTCAAGTTCAATACCAAGGAAGGTGATAGCGAGAGGGGTAAGGTAATTGGCAGATAAGGTTCCTGCGAGGATGGAGAAGAGTTGGGTGCGTAAAGACGCTCCCTTTTGCTTTCCTACGAGGACGAGGCTTCCGAGAAAGCCTCCTACGGACATCCCGACATTAATGCCGAGTTCCGTCAATACCTGCTTGATATCCATTACAGGTAAGTGTTGAGGGTTGCGATGAATGCCGCTGCGGTGGTACCCAGGGCCACAAGGTCGGCATTGGACACGAATATGGACTCATCCAAAGTACCCGAAAGGTAAATCCGCACCTTTGTAATGCCATCGGTTGCATCAAGTTCCGTGGAGATAATGTCCCGATAATTAAGGAAGTATTGCCTTCCGTCAGCGTATGTGAGCCGTAATTGCGTTGCTACGAAGGATGTTGCGGTTAAGGTAGGTAGTGCCATAGTGCGTCAAATTTATGGATGAATGGGCGAGTTTTTATGGGGCCGTGAGGGTTGCGAGTTCAGTATCCGAGAGGCGGTTGGGGTAGAGGGCATCTGCACGGACATGGGCTTTAAGTACGTCTGTGTTTGATGACCTAAAATTCCCCACAGACATATCGTTAAAAGCAGGAAGGCCAGGAGCAACGACCGTTCTTGTTGCAACGGGGTTTTGGACTCCATCAATATACATAATGCATCCATTTGTTGCCGTATTGTAAGCAAAAGCTATCTTGTGATAGCCAACACTTAGTGCTGAGGATGTTAATGGACTAATAACCGTTGACCCTGCATTTAAAGAACTTACAAGAATTGTTCTGCTTGCAGTAATTGCCATTTGGATAAACGAGTTTACCGAAGAATCAATGCTACAAATCCACCTATCCCTTGCCTCACCTGTAACCTCAACCTCAAAGTAAACGGTCCCTTCGGATTGACCGATAAGAGATGTGATTCCCGTCTTTCTTATCAAATCCGCACCACGAGTGATGGCTGCGGTGGTGGTGGGTCCGATGTAGGAGGTTGCTATGGAGCCTTGTTCTAATTGAGACCCCCAAATTAACGTATTAGTAGCATCATTGGAGGAAACGATTACCTGAACACCAGAATTACTCGCTCCAAGCGTAATGGCAGGACTTGTAAATCTAACCCATCCCGAAGTAAGCGTTATTGTAGAGGTTGAACCGACAAATGTTCCGCCACTTATTCTCTTCATCTGAACTTTAATCTGCTTCCCGATGTTTGCCCCCTCTCCCTTAAACCAAATACTCATATTGTAGGTTTGACCAGATGTTGCTGCTGCATAATTCTGAGTCAAGCCTAAATCAGCGTCAGGTTGTAAAAGAAAATTTACCCTATCAGCATTTTGAGTACCATCGGGAGATATAGCGACATTCGCTTCAATGCCATTTGTTCCGATAGATGTGTTAATCCCCGTTGCGTTTTTCCCCCAACTTGCGTTATCAAATTCTTGGCTTCTTAGAAGATAATTCACCGCACTCGGCTCCACAAGCAACGCAGGACAGCCATTCACCGCTCCACCAAGGGGATAGTCAAGACGAGGGACATTATCGGCAACAGTTTCAATAAAGCCAAGCGAATTAATCCTTGTCGCTACATTACTCGCAGAACGAGTAACCGCAAAATCGCCAGCACCCGTTTCGGGGATTTGGCTATAAAGAGTCCCGGCTTTAAGACGATAAGGGACATTCAAAAGAGAAGGGGTGGACATTTTAATTTGGATTTAAGATTGAAAAACGAGTTAAGATGCAATTATAGGAAACAACCTCTTTCACGGTAGCACTATCGTTGTCGCACCGCTGATTGAAATACCAAAAGTCGGCATAGTCCTCCGTGGCCGTAGGTACCAGAGGAGGATTCAATTCGTATCGGAAATACCGACCGCAAGTGCTTACGAGTTCGGGAGCAAGAGCAGACCCAGCCGTGGCACGAGCCATAAAGTTGGCCCATATATCAAACCAAAACAACTGATTTATCACCGCACCCTGCAACGAGGCCAAGAACGCACTAATGCTGCTCCCCAACGCAATGAGTTCGGATTGAGATACCGACAACACATTGTCAAGCGTGCCGTGCAAATAGATGTAAACCTTGGGGTCTAAGTTCGTGGGGTCGTACTCAAAGGATATTAAATGGGCATAGGGGACATAATAGACCTCCGTGCCTCCATAATTCAAGGTCAAGAGCCTCTGCCCGAACGAAAACGATGTGAGCCTTTGAAGAGCCATTAAAGCGACATTAAGTTCAGTTGGGCGTTAATGATGTCAATGGGGTCTGTGCCACCTTTCTCCTCAATGTAAATCTCGTAAGTATGCGCCCCTTGGGAAAACAACTCCAAAGAGATGGAGTGAGGGTTAGGTGAACTCAAATGGACGGACACTTTTGTTGTTTCGTCAATAACGCCATCCTTTGCGATGTAGAAATAGTATTCCTTGCTGTTTGGGCCATCAAAGTTAACCATAGCACTCACACGATAAGCAATAGCCGCATCGCCATTCCAACTCACGGAGGGGCTTGACTCAAAGGCCGTGTTGTATGCCCCCTCAAGAACCAAGGCCATTGTATAGGTCAACTTTTCGGGAGTGTCAGCAGCGGCAGGAGTGAAAGTAACAGGGTTCTTTGAAGAAGCACTCACATAGCCTCGCTCGGCAAGCAAGACGGCAGAATCCGATAAGGCAACAAATAAATCGCCAATACGCTTTGCGGTATTCGCTCCGATAGTTGATTCAGTACGAACAACATTGGAAGAAGCATCCAGGCTGGCCCTTGTTTCTATTGGCATGGTTTAAGGTTTAAGACACAAATTTAACAAGGTTCTTCGGTGTTTAGGCAAGACGCATCACCAATCACCTCCACCTCCAAATCCAAGGCAATCATATACAAGGCCGTGTCCCATACAACCTTCGCCCCCTCAAACTCGGTGTCAAGGTTCTCCTTGATGGAGTAATTGGCCGTAATGGAAGTGACATCAATGCTCACCGCACCGACAGTCGTGGCCAAAGCCTCGTACATACCGCTAATCTTGCTCTGAACGAGCGATGCGACCTCGTAAGGACGCTTGCCCTTACGCTTGCCGATAATCACCAAGGTCAACGGATAAACGATGCGGAGCAAGTCCTGGCACCCAATAAAGTTGTTCTCGTCCGTAACCTCTGCACGCTCCTTTCCATTGTAACGGATGTAGGCAATGCCCTCGCTCCAATCGTAATCGTCCACAACGTGCTTGTAATCGCCATTGTTGCAATAGATAGCAGGGATAACCTTGCCGTCCCTATCGGGTAATAACTCAGCAAAGCCCGTGTGCCTCACCAACTTGTAAGCATTCAAGCGAGTGAATATCTCGTCAATAACCTGGGTCGCTATCATTTGAATACTTTGCTAAAGAATAACTTGGTCAGTAGGTCAACGAAATAAGCCTTTTCCTTGCTCGCCAACCCAAAGATAGTGCCTCTACGGGCTTCATTGTCAACAACTTTCTTGGTGTTCAACTCGCTCACAACCATAAACTCAACCTTGGGCTTGGAGCCAATCAAGTTCTTCTTGGGAGTGCTGAACTCGGATTTCAAATCGCCCGTGAACTTCATGTCAATAAAGGCTACTTGAAGCCCCGCCTTCCTTCGGACCGCCTTGTACTTGTCGCTCTTATAGCTCCCAATCTTGGCCAAATCGGGCTTCAGACCCTTCTCAAAAATCCTCGGCAAAACCTCTTGCTCTTGCGTTTGCGGAGCCGCCTCGTTAAGCGATGAAGCCAAGTGCCTTGCCAAGGAAGACTTCTGCGTTTCAAGTTTTTGTATGTAATCCTTAATATCCACCTCTTTAAGGTATGCGAGAAGCTTGTCTAACCCTCTGCCTGCACGAAAAACAACCGTCCTCTGGCAAGTTCGCCTGCTCAAAGTATCGTTGCATATATTGGTCGTATTGGGCTTGGTAATAGTTGGACAACTCTTGGTTCATGTCCCGGTTAAAGACAATCACGCCATTCAAACGCTTGGAGAACTCCATCTCCTTCAATAGCAACATCCCAGCCTTGTAAAGCAAAGGATAGCCGAGTTGCGTAACATGAGCGCACAAGAGCGAATCAAAGCTGCAAGCGACCTGATACTGAACGCTCAAGCCTCCCGTGAAGGCTCCTCCGCTTATGTTCAAGTCAAGCAAAGGCGCACTCGTTGGTATCTCAATAGCTCTCTCCAACATATTCTCCGTCCAACGATAATTCCTGCCACATCCACCGCATCCATAGGTCGGGTACAAGCCCGTTTGGAAGGAAGCCACCGAGGTCGCATTGTAAAGGACGGCCAGGTTCAACATCTGACCGTTGGATTGATAGGTCTTGTTGATCACTACCCTCGTAACCGCATTGGCTACCGAGGTGATATTAAAGGTGTCCAAGGTCGCTCCCGTTCGCAAATCAACAACCCTCACCGGCACAACGCCCGAACTTGGGAGCAACAGGCTGATAGAAGAAATGGTGACGGAGATGTAATCAACCTGGCGATAACGCATTCCTATGCCCCTCCAGACCGAAGCAGCAGGCAACGCCTCAACGGACTCTCCATAGAAGCCTAAGTCCCCATTGAAGGCAGAGGTCGTGTAATTCCAACGGCTCTGCAAATAAGCCAAAGACTCCGCTTTCAGCATATTGGCCGCTTGGTCAATCTTGCGCTCAATAAGCGTATAGGCGGTCTTGTCCTCCTCGTTCACGCCAGCGTCAAGGTCACGGAGGCTTATGCCCGTTAGGTCGTTGATATAAAGGCCACTAATGGGCGGTGCATCCGCAGGACAAAGCCCACGAATGCCGATTAAATTATCCCAACAATTACTCATAAGACAAAGGTAAAACAAAAAAGGGGATGCTTTCGCACCCCCTTCTTGTCGCATACAACCCGAAGGATTAGTTGTTCACAGTACCTTCAAAGATGTAATTCACGCCACGGAGCTGATCGTTCAAGAAGAACACATCAGAAGGAAGCGTCACGAACTTGTAGGAAAGACCCATGAAGAACTTCCATTGGTTACAATCCAGCTGAGCATAGTAATCAAATTCCAAGCCGGTTTCGGGGTCGGAAATCGTACCCTTCTTGATGGATTGGTCATCAATTACACGGATGCCGTCAGCACCACGGAAGGCGTTGTAACGGATCATCTGCACACCGCCTGGGGCGAGGAATGCGAAGCCGTTAGCGTTGCCCTGGGCAGCACCAATGCGAGGCTCAAAGAAGAAATACGACTGAGCATCGGAGTTCATCATTTGCTGAAGGTCAACGTTCACCGTTGCACAGCAATGAGATTTCAATGCGGTCATGTACTTCTGGACAAGCTCACCACCGATGATGATGGGGCGGTCCCAAGCCTCGGCCAACTGATACTGATAAATCACATCGGACATGAAGTCATCGGCATAAACGTAAGATACGTTTTGAGCCTTGGTCCGAGTAATCAACAGATTGCCCGAAGGAACGGTGCTACCAGGATTGGCAGCAAACGAACCATTGTTCGTCCCAATGAAGGTAACGGCCTCTTGGTTCATGTACCGCTTGATAGCCTGCATATGCATGGCCAACTGGCGAGCGATGTAGGACTCGTCATTTTCACAACGAGGAGCCAAATCGTCCAGGCCGATAGACCAACGGCGAGATGCACCGGTGTTGGGGTCAATGTTGTAAACCCGTGAGGTTTCACCAAATTCAGGACCAGCAGCACAGTTCAAAGTCGCAGAGCTTGAAGTGGTGCTATCAGTCATCCTTGGCTGATAGACAACCTCAACTTGGCGATAGTGGCCGTTCTTGGTGTCAATTTGGTTTTGGAGAATACCCGATTCGTTCATGGGGCTTGTGACCGCACGAAGGGTATTGATGTGTCCGGGGAACATCGTTGGGTCGGCATTGAAATAGCCTGCATCCAACCGCTCCTGAATGTTCGGACACGATACGAAGGAATTAAAAGCGTATGACATTTTGTTAAAATGAAATAAAGATTTGTCGGCTATTTCTTGCCAAGCCAGGCACCATGAGGCTTATTGTCCCTCTTGACACATCATCGTGCGTTCAGTTCTTCTCTATGCTTTATGGCCCTTGGGTGAAGAAAACGCTCACCACGAGTACCTTCCTTGCTGGAAGAAGAAGTCCGAACTGGAGGCGTGTCTTGCTTACCGGCATCTCCTGCTTTCTTGAGCATTTGAGCCTTCTCGGCCTCACTCCTTACCAACTCTTCGGGCGAAAGATACGCAGTCCCCTTATCATTCTTGATTTGGTTGCCTTGCTTATCCGTCACCGTCAACTTCCCATCCGACAATGCAAAGATATACTTTTCATTCAATTCTATGTCAAAGCCCTTCTTCGCAAGGGAATTGACCGAATCGCTCCAAGGCACATTGGCCTTAATCTTCATAACCTCTTGGTTCACAATGTAATTCTCAATGGCCTTCTGCGACTCCACCTCCTTCTGCTCCAACTTCTGCGTCAACTCCCCGGCCAAGGTTTCGTACTCGCCCTTCTGCCTTTTCAATTCAGCGAGTTGAGCCTTGTAAGCCTCATCGTCCTTACCGCTGTTTTGGGCTTGAGTTTTCAGCTCATCCACTTGAGCTTGAATGCGCTGCTGGGCAACCTCAAACAAATCCGACAACTTCTTCCCCTTCACATCGTCCTCGGTGAGGTTAAAGGCACGCTTGAACTTGGTCTCAAGGCTTCCGAGCGTCTTGCCCGTTACCTTGTTGCGAATGTCCTCGTCATCAACGGCCACCTCACGAGCGACATATTTCTTGGCGAGTTCCTCCTTGAATTGGTCAAGGCTTTCAAAATCCTTCTCTTGGTCAAACAGCCATTTGGCCATCTCTTTGGAGTCTATGCTCATTTTCTACGGGTTTTAGTGGTTGTGGTTTCTTCGGTTGGAATCTCGGCCTGCTCCTCTTCGGTCGCTACCTCTTGCTCAAACACCTCTTCATCGGCAGGGACTTCGGGGGTTTGGTCCATAAACTCCTGCGTTGAAACAACGGCCACAGGCTCTTGGGCCACCAACATCGGTCTGCGCTTAGGCAATTCCGGGATAGAAGCCGAGAAGGTTTCGGGCTTGGCGTGGAGCATCGTTTCGTCAAGAATACGCATACCGTACTTTTTGAGAAACTCGGTGTTCTGCGCAACCGCAATGGTCACGAGAATCTGCTCTCCATCCGCACGGAGAACAGGGACGCATCGTCCTGTAATTCTTTCGTTCATAAGGTTAAAGGTTTAGGTTTTAGGTTTGTACCGCAAATATAAACAATAATGGGCAAACTAAACTTGAGGGACAAGCCAATGCCTGCAACGATAGCCTCCCAAGTAGATAAAAATGGTGGATTCATCGGTGCCGACAATCTTGCCCTTCCAATCCCCTAATTTGCCCCAGGAGCGCACTTCTTCCTTCGTGAATACCTTACCATCCCTCGCCACACAAAATGGCCGAGAATCGTTTATTAAGCCTCCTGCGTACAAGTATTTCTTAATGCCCAAAGCCTCGCCCATCGCAAAGGTGAAGGAGCGGTCAATGACCGCAAACATCGTGTCAGCCGTAAGCGTGGCCGTGTCAAAGAGCAACCCCTTTTTTCCAGCACCCCCTTTCACGATTTGGGCAATGCCCTCCTCCAAAGCGGTTCGGTCAGAGCCAGAGGCAATAGACGCAAGGATAAAGTTCCTCAAGGCCGTTGAAAAGCCCGACTTAAAGTTCGTCAAGTCCTCAAGCATAGAGGTTGCTTGGGCCTCGTAATCAATGCCGGAAACCGCATCAGGGTCAAGGCCCATCTTGCGGTACATCTCTCTGGTAAGTTCGGCCTGGGCATCCACCTTGTCCATCAAGAAGACCAAGGCATCAAAATACTTGCTCCCGGCAACGGCCCCATCCACTCCATCCATAAAGGCATTGACACGAGCGTAATTGGCCGTGTCAAAAGATATATTGCCGTTCTTGTCGTAACTGAATAAAGCGAGCAGGGCAATGATAAGAGGCAGAATCTCGTTCTGCGATTCCTCCACCTGCTTGCCAAACTCCTCGCCAATCGTGTCCAAGTTCTTCTGCTTCTTGGACTGAATTTGCCCTAAAGTCATATTACGATTCTTCCTCCTCCTCCTCTTCCTCCTCTTCCTCTTCCTCCTCCTCCTCTTCCTCCTCGCCTTCTTCCTCTATTGGTGCGGCAGGAACAGCCGTCCGTGCGTTCATAACGCTTTGGGGAGTCATCCTGGACGAACCCTCATCCTCTGGCACCAACTTCTTGGCCATCTCTATCAACACCGCCTTCTGCTCGGCCAAGGTCAGCGTCAAGAACTCCTCGTTCTCCGACAAAGCCTCCTTAATCAAGGACTCCAACTCAAAGTGCATTATCGCCTTCCACTTGGGGGCAATGCCCGAAGCAACCAACGCCAAGACATCCCTCGTTTCAAGATTGAAGAAGGGGTCAACCTGGACGCTCAACTTCATTATCGCACTTTTCTCCTCCTGGATGGGGAAGCGAGTGTCAAGGTATTGCTGGGCCAACATCGCCTTGGAAAAGGTCGGGGCCAACTTAATCTCTGCGGTCAACTCCGCATCGGTACGCATCTCAAAGTTCTGCGGATAGCGAACCGCAGGCATCTTCCAGGCATCCCCATAACGCATCCTGCCAATCGTGTCCATAGCGAACTCATAGTCGGCAAAGATGGTGTTGGCAAAGCGGAGTAGGAAGGAATACAGTTCCTCACGGTCAATAGCCTTACCGGTGGCAGTCTCACGGCCCGAAATCTTCTCGTTGTTCATTACATCAATGGACAACAATTCAAAGGCCATTTGGATATTGGTAATGACTTGCTTGTTTAGGAAGTCAAGGATTTGCGGATCCAACTCAATGAACCCGGCAGGAGGAATGTTCACCTTGGTCTCAACCTCGGTCGTGAAGCGGTTCGGGGTCTGCACCTGATACACCGACATCGGCCCGAACATCCGCTTGGTGCCAGAGCCTCCGCAATTAGAACAAGCGATGGCCACCTTCTCCTCAAAGCCTAACGCCTCCTCAATCTGCCCAGAGCCGTTGCACTTATCGCACTCATCCACATATTCCCACTTCTGCAAGAAAGCGTGGCTGAACTTGGACATCTGCAAGGTGCTGAAGTCGCACACGGCTTGGTCCAAAGCAGGGATGGCAGGGGTATAGAAGGATTGGAAATAGTAATCGCCGTGTTCCTGCACCGAAATGCCTCCGAGTCTTGTGCAAGGCAAATAGCCTAAGTTGTGGCGATAGTAAAGGCCAATCTCAAACTCGTAATCGCCCTTCTTACCGATTTGCTTGGCTATCTGAATCTCGTTCTTGTCAAAGATGTAGAAGACCAACCCATCATCCGTCTTGGTACGGCCATGCTCAACCTCGGAGCCGTAATCGGCCTTTAGGAAGGCATACTCGCCCTCCTTCCATCCCCACACTCGCTTGGAGTGAAAGCAATGGGCCACAGGCGTGGTTTCAATAGTATCGTTGAAGGTGCCGTCCTCAAAGTATTGAAGGTCGGTAGGCATAATGGCCAAGACCGCATTGGGGTCGGTCAAGGTCATAAAGCTCACAATCTGCTGGAAATAGTTCTCCAACGAACCAAAGCGAGGATAGTCCTCGTTGAAATACCTTTCCTGGGAAGCGTCCTCAAAGCGAACCTCGTAATTCTGCCGGTTCCACACTCGCCCAGCGATGTTTACGGCCTTATGGAAATAAGGTACCGTGATGGGCTTGTAGATGTTCTTCCGATAATTGAACTCGTGAGGGAGTTCGTTGGGGGCTTTCTCCCGGAACAACTTTTCGGGGAAGGCATCGTAATCGGAGTGGATCCGAAGCCTCATCTCCATCTCCACGCAAGACTGATAGGTCGGGTAGAAATCGGGGATGTAAAACTTGTCAGACTTTTTCTTAACCTCGTACTTCTTGTACTCCGTTATGATTTTGTCTAACAGGGGGAGAATTTCCTCTGTTGTCATGGCTATCGCTTTTTACCGCCTCTGCACTTGCACATTGGGAATGGTTTTGTCCTCAAAATTAAGGTATAATTCGGGATTTGCGAATGCCAATAAACGCCACCGAATTAATGAATCAAGGTGTAAACATCGTCATGCCCAAGGCTTTTGTGGAAGCGATACCCTTTCTCGCTCAGGAAAGACTCAATCTTCCCCCTTGACTCATAGCCGTTATTTTCTATCAAGAAAATGCTTATTTCGGTCTTGCTGAAATCAATGCCTTGAAGGACCTCGTACTCTGAACCCTCCGTGTCAAGGGAGCAAAAGTCAAATTGATAGAGTTCGCATTCGTCCAATATGTCCTGGACCGTCCTAACAGACACGGTGACATCTACGACTTGGGCATTTGACTCATTGGCCTCCCTGTGAATCCTGTCAAGATGCTTTTCGTGTAAGCTTTGCTTTAGACCCGAAATCATATTCAAGCCGTGATATCCCCCCAATATCTTGGTGAATTGAGCCGTGCCAAAGTAATTGGAAACCGCCACATTGAAGAAGTCATTCTTATCGCTGCGATTGGCCACCAATTTAGCGTATTCCTCCTCCATAGGCTCAATCAAAACGCCCGTCCAACCTCTTTGAACCTCAAAGAAATAGCTATTTGAAAGGTCAACCCCATTGTGGCTTCCTATGTCCAAATAGCGGCCATTGCGCTTTCCGCCAAGAAAATTGTCAACGAACTCGTCCTGCCCTACTTGTGAGTGATACATTGCTAACTATTTATGATGGTTTGTTTAATCTTTGAGTAAATCGTGTATTCATTCGCATATTTACGAACCCAAGCGTTCATTTGGGGCAGAAGGGAGTCGTAATTCACCGAAGATACGATGTGTTCAATCTCAGCCTTTGCGAAGGATGCGTTGCGATAAGATTCAAGGCGAATGGCGAAAGGGATATGTTCGTGGATATTTCTCGCACCCACATAAATAGGGATGGTTCTACATAGAACAGCGTCAATAATCTTGTCGGATATGTAATCATCCCAAATGCTGTTCTCCATACACACCGAGAGCTTGTAAGGAATCAAGCCATCGGCCTTGTTGCCAAGTCCCCCCTTGCATCCAGGCACATCCAAATCCCTTCCATAAACATCAACCCATCCACAAGTCGCAAGTGCCTTTGCCATATTGTGCCTAAACGAGTAAAAGCCGTGGGAGAAATTGCTCGTCACCATACTTATCACTCTTCGCTTATTTTGCTTATCAAGACCGTCCAGATAATCGGTCAAATTGCCCTCCATCTGATAAAGCATCCCGCAAGGGAAACCAACGATATTGCCGTCTATGTTGTAGGCGTGAGGCTCCGTGCAGGTGTAAACAACGGAGCAGTATTTGCCAATCTCTTTGTCAAAAAACGATGAAATGGGCGGTTCTTGGATGAAGCCTATGACTCTCTCTTTCGGCACGAGAATCTCCTCACCAACTTTGTTGTTGAAAATAAAAAGCCATTCGTATGAGTCATCGTTAACAAACTCAATGCCGTCAGATTCGCTATAAAGAGATTGCTGAATGATTATTTTAGACAAGGACGCTGAATCCGTCCAATTACAAATTGCCTTTACCTTAATGCTCACTTTACGATTTGTTTAATGGTTAACCCTGTATAATATCTCTTCAGCAACTATAAATCGCTCACACAAGGATTGAAGTCTGTTTACCATATCAAAGTCCTCGCCATTCCTATTGCTGTCAAACAAAATCGGGAAGTCCTTTCTTTTGTAGCAAAAGGATATTCCGACATTTGAGAAATACATGCGAGAATCTTCCATCCTTGGTATAACCGATCCGTCAATGTATCTCATTCTAAAAACAACGGCATCATGCCCTTCGTACTTGTTAAGCAAGACATCAACATAAGACTCGTCCAGGCTATCATCGTCATCAAGAAACCCAACCCATTCCGTATCAACGGCCTTTATGCCAAAATTGCGAACAAGGCCAGCCATTCCGTGAACATCGTCCCTTGTGCCTATTTTATCAACCTTTAGGCACCTAACCCTTTCATCGTTAAAAGAAGGGCCATCAACGCCATCATACACAATAACGCATTCCCAATTAGGATTGCCTTGTCGTATCAAAGAATCAATCGCCCGATGAATTGTGGGCTTGTTTATGGATGGAATCACAAAGGTTATGCCTTTCTTAACGCTCATTATCGCAAGTATTTTCTGGTTATGTATTCCGCTTCATCCATAGGTGTTTTTCCGTCAATTCGCCACTTGTGCGAAGTTATTGGGTTTTTGTGCCTCATTTCGTAATCGCAACAAAGCCAAGGCTGTTCGCCATACAAATGCGCCCATAGATAATCAAGCCCCCATCCCGACTTGGACTCCTTCATATAGGGGGCCACGACATCATAAAAGTCCCTCTTGAATACAGGAACCATAATCTCAACGAAAGGAACCCGATGCCATCCCTGCCGTTTGCGCTTAAAAAGAAATTCGTGTGAGCCGTAAGAATCATCCGAAAGGCTTAATTGAAAGAACTTTCCGGGAGAATTATCTATGGCACGCCTTAAATCAAAATAGTTAAGGGCCACATCGTGAGGCTGATACACAACCCATTCAGCAGAAGGCTCTGGCTTGTAATGGTCCATAAACTCGCCATAGCCACGAGTTATACCTATGTATGGCGAATGATAGACATAAATCCCGCATACCTCAAAGACATTTGAATCGCCATGCTCATTGGCCTTAATGACCTGAATCATGCGATAGAGCTTTGAAAGTTGTTCTTCATTGTCAAAAGATTGCCGTTGCTGGTCACATGGATGTTTTTTTTGCGATAAAACATTACCCTTTCTTCATCGCTGTGTTGAATAGAGTCAAGGCCGTTGTGAAATGCTGTTTGTTGCCTGCCTATCCGCTCAAGTCTTTCGTAAAACTCAACATCTTCATATCCCCACCCATTTGCCAGCTCATTATACCCACGCACAGCGAAAAAGTCATCCATCCAAACCATACAACTGCCAGAAGCCCCTGCCCCAAGATTCATGTTGCCATTAGCCCATCCGCAAAGAAAATTGCCCGGATTCAGCACTTTGCCTTTATGATAATTTATGAAGACATTGTTGGTCATAATGGTATCGGCATCCACGAACAAAATCACGTCCGTTTTTTCGGATATAGCCATGGCCCCTATGTTCCGGGCTTTGCTCAAATTGAAAAAGGGGTCATCATTGTTGGCCCTTACCGCTCTAACCATTGGGTCGCAAAGGGATTCAACATAGGAAAAGCAATCGTTTGGGTCATTATAGTCAACTACTATAATCTCATAATTACCGCCTTCTTGAGCCATCCATCCAGGCAATGTCTGTCTTAAATGATGAAGCCTGCCCTTGCATGTCGTAATCACCGAGATAAATCCGCTTATTTCCATCTTATCATCACATTTTGTTTTCCTGCGTGCTTTTGCCTTACAAGGCTGTGCCACTTGTATTGGTGCGTTAATCCGAATCTCGCATGATACTCTCCAAGCAAGGCGCAAGAATGCTCCCATGCAGAATCGTGGGAGAACCCAGGGCCACCAAATAATCCCAAGACATAATAGTTCTCCATCATCCAAGGAATAATCTTGGGCGATAAAGCATTTCGGTATTGGAAGTAAACGGGATTCTCGCCACAAAAGGGATCAATCTTGTATTGGGCGCAAGCGATGTTGAAGGCAAGCTCATCAGGATAAGTGCCTCCCCAAGGCATTTTAAGCCTGTCTATGGGGATGCCGTTGTCAATGTTGTCCCTTACTTGCTCAAAGAACTCCGTGAGTTTCTCGCCCTTGCGAAGGAACATAAAGGAGCTATTTATAGCCGTTACCTCAGCGTCTTCGTCAAGCTCGTGGAACTCCCAAATGGTGTCAAGGGTAGCCCATTGCATCGCCTGGAAATCAGCTCCATCCCTTTTTAGGTTCGCCTTTGGGGTCATTCCTCTTGGATCATCCCAAGAAACGACTTGGGAATAGAAATACCCACTTTCAGGTAGCGCAAGAAGCTTTTCAATCAATGGTTGCAAGGATTTGAGCGCAACGGCATCCGTGTCAAAGTATAGGTTGTTGTCAAAGGCCATATACTTGTCCATCCTCGTCTTGGCTCTGCCTGGGCTAAAACCATAGCCCGAATACAAGTCATCTTGCTCAATGATGGTGATAATGTCAAAGACCCAATAATTGTGGGGAATCAACATATTCCTTTTGTCGCATATCAACTGAATGGGGAGGTCTCTGTCAAAAGCCTTCACCGATATTGCGAAGTTGTAGGCCATTTCGTGATAAGCTGACTTTCCAAAAGCCATAATCACTATCCCTGTGGTTTTTTCACTCATCTGTGCAAAGGTAAAAAAAAATCCCCGACCAAAGGCCGAGGATTCAAAAAAACCAAACCGAAACCTATGCTCCGAAGATAGCGTCTGCGTTGGAAGGCGCAGTGATTTTCTTGGGTAATTGGTCTGGGCCGAGCGAAGCACGGGCCGTACAGTTGAACATCTGAAGCTCCTTGTTGGAAGCGGGGACATTAACCGGCAGGCACACATAATTCACGGGCTGGGTGATGAACATCACCTCATTGGAACCACACAGGTACAGAATCAAACCCGTTACACGCTTGTTGAGTGCGCTATAAAAGGCAATGGTTCCATCGGTTGTGTTGGCATCCATCCATGTAGCGGTAAAGTCAAAGCCCGCTAAAAGGCTCTGAGGGCCGCAACCAACGGGGTTGTCAACGTCAACGGGGGAGGCATCGGGTACCGTTCCACGAACATTCTTGATAATTTTGAGGTCTCCAGCAGCGAGAGCGGTGGTGTATTTTGCTGCGGTGCTGAAGTCAGCGTCCGTTGCAAAAGTAGTGCCAGGGCCAAATGCGTCCTCCTCAAGAATACCAATCGCAGAGATACCGCCACGCTTGTAGTCCCCACAAAGTACGAGTTCGTGGTCTGGCAAAGCAGTACAGCCGTATTCTAAATAAGCCATTTTGTTAAAAATTAAAGGATTTCAATCTCGTCATTTATTGGCAGACAGGCCACAACGCACGATGTAATTGCAAAGATAATCATTCAAATGTAAAATCAAACGACTCATCAAACACGCCTTCGCTTGGCTCGGTAGGCTCGCCTGGAACAGGAGGACCATAAGTTCCGTAAGGATTGTATGGCAAAATCTCCCTTTCGTCTTCGCCAAAGTCTTGACCCGTAAACCCAACACAACAAAGTTCCTTGCGGAGGTCTTGCTCCTTAACCTCTATCTCCAACATCGCAGGGGCCACGAGCCTCGTGCGAATCCAAGTAGGGGAGTAAGTCTCCGACCTCGTGAAGTAATAAGCATCCGAATTGCCATCGTTGATATAGAAGAAATCGTGCCTGCAAGCCAATCGCATAAAGTTGTGAACCCACTTGGGAGAGAAGTTCACGACCATCTCCATAAACTCACGGCTCTCCGCATACACGACTCTTTTCCTCCCACGGCTATCTTGATAGGTTAGCGTTTCGCCATCGTATTGTGGGTTCCTCAATTCGCCATAGACCCTCGTAAGGTGCAACCACTCGGTAACGCCCAGGTCCTCGGAAACGGTTGGGTAGGTGAAGCCAAAAGCACACGCCTGCTTATTTGCGGAGGTTTCCTGACCGGCACCAATCCTCAGCGTGTTGCAGGGGTCTGTTATCCACTTGTACGGCTCGGTGATGCAGAAATCAAGCGACTCATTGGCAAGGCTTGAATCATCCGCATCAAAGCAATAGTCCTTCGTAATCAAAATCCGAAAGCATTGCTGTGGGTCGTAATTCAAATCGGCCCTCCGGGTTTCAAAGTGGAAATACTCGTA